ATCTCCTGAATGATATTCAGCCCTGTCATGTGGCGGCTGACCGGGCGGGCATCAGCAATCAACCGCTCCATTTCCAGATACATTTCCTCCGTCACGCCACTGTCCAGTGTGCCGACTTCAACGGTAAATGTTCCCGGTTCTCCGCCGAACTCCCACCACTCAGACACGCGAATGAGGTATCCCAGCGGCTCAATGGCCCTGCGCAGTGCGCTGATGGTCCCTTTGTGTCGGTGTATCAGCCATGCATCACGAATCACCTGTCGCTTTGTCTCTTCCGGCCAGTTGCGATCCCAGCGGTCAACGGAAAATGCCCAGGCGAGATAGGGCAGCAGATGCACCGGGCAGGTATCCGGCGACCACAGTGTGTTGAGGTCTACCGGAATGTCTGTAATGCGTGTTCCGACGGCTTCGGCACAACGCATGAAATTGCTGGCTGATGGTGGTAACAGTGAATTACTCATTGCGCCCACCTTCGCTGATGGTGAATGACTCACAGCGCGCCGCCTGTATGTCGCTGATGGCCATATTCTGTGTGGGTTCGATTATCTCCACGCGTTGCACACCGTGCACATGCAGTGCGGCAGCAATGGCGGACAACGCCACGTCCTGACCGATAAGCCCCTGTTCAGCCAGCCACTTCCTGAATGACGATTCCGCCGCGGCCAGAATAGGTTCGGATTCCGGACCGGGGTAAAAGTACAGTTTTGCATTCAGCCGCCATGTCACGATTCTGGCGCTCTGTACGGTCAGGCGGTCGGCCACCGGGCGAGTATCCTCTGCATTCAGAACGGCACGAACGGTATTAAGCAACGCCTCCGTTGCTGTGCCGTCGCCTTCAGTGGACAGGATGGAAACCGTCACGTTGGCCGGAGACGGACTGATAGCCCGCGCATCACGCACCAGACCGCTGGCGCTGCGGGCAAAATACTCGTATGCACCTGACGGGCCAGCAACACTCAGGCCGTCGTACGCCCGCTGCGCCCGCAGTCTCAGCGAGGTGTCACTCTCCATCACCGCGTCGGTGGTATCCGTTGCCGGAGTGATGGTCAGGCGCTTTGTGTTCATATTGCCCGCGAGGTTGTCCAGGTCTGTCCCGGCGCTGTGGCTTAACATGCAGGCGCGTGCCCCCTCATTGACCCGCTGGCGTAACAGCATTTCACGAAACGCTGTTGTCTGGGCGATAACGTTCAGGGGTTCCGATTCCAGCTCCAGCGCGGCGGAGACGGCTTCACGCTGTTCGGCGGGATAAGCCGCAATCATCATGGCCTTTGTGTCAGCCAGAATTGCCTCAAAGTCAGGTTCCGCGATGATGGCGGGGTCCGGTAACTGTGAAAGGTCAACGGCGGGCATGATTTACTCCCTCAGCGTGATGGTTAATTCAACATTCTGCATGGTCTGCATGACAGTGCCCGACAGCGTCACCCCGGCGCGGCCTCCCGCTTTCCAGACAACGTCGATGGCATCCAGGGCAATGCGGGGTTCCCATCGTGTCAGCGCAATCACGGCAGCACTCATGCATTGCAGACGCGTGGTGTTATTCATGGGTTCGTCAATCAAATCAGGCACAAGGCTGCCATATTCCCGTCGCATAACCCGGCTTGCCAGCGGGGTGGTCAGGATGTCCCTGACTGACTGTTTCAGGTGCTCCATATCGTTCAGGTTTCCCGTCCCGTCCGGATTCATTCCTGTGTAGCGGGTTGTCACTGCGGGCCTCCTGTCGAATCGCTGCCACCTTTAACGCCACCGTGCTTATGCGTATGCACTGTGATGCCGTTTGAGGTGAAGTCGCCGCCGCTGTGCGTGATATTGCCGCTCATCGTTCCCCCTTTTGTGACGTCAAGCGTCGCTGTTCTCAGAAGGTCTGTGCATTCCACGACAGGCGTGTCCAGTGTCACGCTGACGGATGCCTGCAGGGTGGCTGTTTTCATGCCGCTGGCGCTCAGTGCGCCTGCGTCTGCGTCGTAGCGGAACACCGCGCCATCCGGCGCGCTGACCACGATTTCTTTCAGGCTTTTGCCGGGGGCCGGACTGGCATCACTCCACAGGCTGCCAATTATCATGGCGGTTTCCGGGTTGCCGCCGATGCAGGCAATTACCACCTGTTCGCCGGGTGATGGCGGCAACCACACATTGAAGGCTCCCGCGCGCGTGGTGTTCCAGCGCAGCCAGCCTGTTTCCAGTTCGCCGCTGCGAACGCGCACGCACCAGGATTCCTCATCAACTTCAGAGATGATCCCGGTGCGGATGATATTGCTCAGCAGTCGCATGAGTTCTGCGCTCACCGTACAGCCTCCGCAATCCGGCCCAGCACCGTGTTATAAATCAGGCGCTCATCTGCCTGGCTGATGCCCAGCAGCTCACGTACCGGGTAATCGGTGAAAATGCCCGGCGCAACCTGATCGCGCTCACCGAACTGATGAACGCGTGCAATACGTGCGGCCACGCCGCTGTAACCCACCGTCACACCGGAAGCATCTGCACGGGCTTTCAGGTAGCGGGCGGTGTGCAGTTTTACAAACATGGGGACGCGCTTTGTGCTGTCCTGGTTGATGCGCCGGGTGCGTATTTCCAGAAAACGGTCGATGTCATCCCGGTAAAACGTGCGGATATTGTTTTTATCCTCATCCCACCCGGTAATGGTTCGCCCGTATTTCCCCGTGTCGTGATGCCAGTTTTTCAGCGTGCGTGCTTCGTTATTCCAGATAAAGCGAATGCGTTCCTGTATCCGGGTTACGCGGCGTCTGCGTGGTGTCCACGCGGTCCCGTCCGGCGCTTTCTGTGACCGGATACGTGCCTGCTGGGCGCGACGTAAATCCTGTGCCAGCTTTCTGGCGATGTTATTGATGGCCTGCTGATTCAGGCTGTCGCGGATAGCCTCAAAGGTTTCATCCACGCGGGTGAATGCCTTATCCATCGCTTTCACCCCACGTCACATCCTGGAATACATGCGACCAGTCGCCTTCGGAAGAGGGCAGGCGGGGTTTTGGCTCCGGCAGGTGTTCTGCCTGCGGTGTGCCCTGACTGCTGCGCGTGATGCGAACGCGTTCCCGCAGGGGGAGCGTAAACAGGAGATCGGCGCTGTCATCGTCATTGATAACGGCGGAGAATTTGATGTCCTGATTACGCTCAGGGTTGAGCAACAACTGTGGCTGATTTTCGGATAACCACGCCAGCAGCGGCAGCGTGAGGTCGTCCAGCTCCCCGGCGTAATCCATGACAAACATCACCATCTGATAGCGGTAAACAAACGAGGGCGTTTCTCCGGTCGTTTCAATGTTGCCGCTCTCCACGAAAATGGTGAATTTTTCCGGGTTAGCCTGACACCATCGGCATGAACGGGTCATGGCTTCACGCAGGGAATCAGTTTTCAGCATGATTGTTATCCTCGTTGTTCAGTCGTTGCAGCCTGCGCTGTTCCAGTAATTCAATGGCCCGTTTATCCGCGTTACAGGTTTCCAGTGCATCCAGAAGGCGGTCGCCCCATATACCGAGATTTCCCCATGTGGGAGTATCAGGGAAGGGGGGAGGCGTTACCGGTATGGTCAGCGTCTGCGGTATAAGCCGGACTGACGGCGCTGGCAGTGGCGCGTTCTGCGTGCCTGCGCAGCCTGTCAGTAAAACGAGCGTCAGGCAAAGCGTGGGCGCATTCATCTTTTGCAATATCGTTGCGTAGCTGTTCACGTCTTACCTCTCCGTTCTGATTGCGTTGCTGATTTTCCACGCGGAGTTGCGCCAGCACCTGCTGCATATCCTGTACCCCGGCGCTGATGATATTCAGGGTGTCGGCGGTACTTTTCAGGGTGCTGGCCTGCGCTTCGTTTCTGGCGTTCTCCCGGCCCAGCGACCACGACAGACGCATGGATGTTCCCCATGCGGCAATCAGAAGGAAAGCGACACCCAGCGTGGGCCAGAGCTTCATGCCGGATAGGCTCCGTGTGGTAACTGAAAATGCGGTCCGTCTTTCAGGGTCTTCCAGTCTCCGCCCCATTCCACCGGAATATTCAGTTCCCGGCTGGCCTGTCTGAATGCTGCTGCGATTTTTTCGTACAGCGGCCATTCCCATGACACCTGGCTGCCGATATAAGCCACAACATCCACGGCATGCCCCGTAAGGTGGCGGCTGTTCATGGTCTGGCTCTTACCTGTGGCCACAAGTTGCTTCTGGCGGTAACGGCTGCGCAACCCTTCGGTGATACCAAAATCCACTTCCGAGATTTCCAGTGCCCGTCGGGTCACTTTCACCAGATCAGGATTTACGCCCTGCAAATTCTTTTCGCTCCGGCTGCTGAATTTAAATGTGTTGCTCATTCGTCCTTCTCCTTCACCCTGCGATTAAAGGCCGCAATAACCTTGTCGCGTGCTTTCTCTGCCCCCATAAAACCGATTGATGCGCCGATAAACGTCACGGCATCTTCAGGAAAACCGAAGAAGCGCAACGACCCGGCCACGGCCATGGCAAGAACGCCGCACGCCAGCGATCCCGTTACGGTCTGAACCAGTGTTCGTCCGTCATAAAGACTCATCAGCGCGGAAATGCTGACTGCCGCGCCTACTGCATACACCGTTGGCAGGTGGTCAAAGAGCCACGCAATAACCTGCTCTGTGATCCCTGTTTGAATGGTGCTCACTGCTACTCCCCCCACAACTGAATCATTTCTCGTTTCTTCTTCTCCGGCTCCGGCATCTCCACTTCCTGCCCGGCGTCCAGAAATACCTGCTGACAGAGTCCGGGGTTGGCATCCAGTACCTTTTCGGTGACGCCCTGCGTCGTGCCGTAGTACCGGAAACAGAGCGAATCCACGGTGTCGCCTTCCAGTGCCTTCACTTTCATCAGCACAGCTCCGCAAAGATTCGCGGGCGGCGCAGAATGTCAGAGATGGCCCAGCTCACATCGCGCCACAAATCCGATGTCTGTATATCCAGTGCGTCCGCGCGGCGGTCGCCCTTGTCCGTTGTGTCCGCATCGCGGTAACGCTCCAGAATCAGGGCGCGTGTGGCGGTATAAACGGCATTGCGCCAGTGCCAGAGATTGACGCTTTCTCCGTTAATTACGGGTGCCGGAACATCGGCCAGCGTCTGATGGCCAGCCGCCTGTTGTTCCTGCTGCCACGCTTCCAGCTCGCGGGTAACGTGTGCCACGGCCCCGGTGGCGGTATGCAGCAGGCGGGAGGTGGTCACACGGCCCGGCAGTCGTACCGCCAGACGCAGCTCACGCAGCACAATATCCGGCCAGAATGCGCCCGCTGAAATACGGGTATCACCATCATCGGTATCGGTGATGTCGTCCTCTGCGGGTCCGGAGTTGGTTCTGGCAACCATACTCATGGGGTTCACTCCTGAAAAAATCGGGCGGTGGGCGCGCGGTGTAAACGGTCACGGAGTCAAACCGGAACACCGCGCACGCCGCCCGCTGACGGGGTCAGTCGTTAACCGCGCTTCGCCTTCTGCGTCGCGGTGGTTTTTCGTGTTGCAGGCTTCCGCGTTGTCTTTTTACTTTTGCTGCTTTCGTCCTGCGTCTGCGGTGTGCTGGCATCTTCTGGTGCGGCTGCGGAATC